ATGTCATTCTCTGCGGAGACTCCCGCCATAGTAACGACGGCAGAACCCAATGTCTGAGTCGCAAATGTTCCCGCGGGCTGGGCCGATCCTACGAAATTCGCATCAGTCTGTATCTCGTCTTCGGTCGCCTCGGTTAGTGCCGTGTTAGCAAGAGGTACGACGGAGCCGTTTCTCATGATGAGTTGTGAATAACTATCTACGTTAGCCATCTAAAGTTTCACCCCCGCTCCTAGAAGTGGCTTCATGATGTTACGGTTGATGTTGTTTATTGGCCTTCTTAGTACCCTGCGTCCTACGTTGAAGGCTAGTCCAGTGAATAGAGCCGCGCTAGCCATCGGGACGATGTTCTGAGTGAAGTTAGAAGTCATCTGAGATATGGCTAGTGTGGGCTCTTGGGCAAAATCGCTTAGTGAAATCTGGTCTTGACCGACAACCATTGAAGTCGATCCGCTCTCGCCGGACATTGGCCTAAATCCGCCTATGCCTAAATCAACGGTTTTTGTTCCGAGGTCTCCCGCTCCGGTTAGGAATTCCATTAATCCGCCGCCAGTTATACCGACAGAGATAATCTGTCCGTAACTGAGCGCCTCTAATGCGTTCAAAATTTTGAAGGACTTTGGCGACCTTCTGCGTGATGTCTTTCTACGTGCCATAATTACCCTCGAACGATGGGCCGCTTATTATTGGCGACTATCATTTTGTGTACTAAACTGCCCCGAATCATCTCTTTGGATCGCGTCAATAATTTTATTTGGTTTTTGAATTGAATTCTGAATTAAAGATGCAAATGCTTGCTGAATTGGGTTAATATCACTTTGGCCGACGTAATTTTCAACAATATTCTTGATGACAGTGCCTAAGTTAGTGTCCAAATCTGCCAAACCGTCTTTTATTTGATTTGAGAGTTCTTTTATCGCCAAAAGTATGACGATGCCCTCAATAAAAACAAGCGAGGCGATGATAAGCGCGGGGTCCATGTTCTTCAACGGACCCCCATCCGTCCCTTATACTATACTATACTATACTAAACAATACATTACATTACATTTTATTATTATAGGGAATAAATGGTAATACCTACCATATTCAAAAGAAATAAGTATATACCTACTAGCTTATTCGCTGGGGTTATGGGATTGTATGACGAGGAATTTCACGATAAAGGAAATAGAATGAGAATGATTGACTTATTTTCAGGATTAGGGGGAGCAAGTGAGGCGATGCTTCAATCTCCTGACTGGGAAGTGATCCGAGTGGAAAAAAATAAGGAATTATTGGAGGGTTTAGTTCCGGCCACGTTGTTTAAAGACGTAAAGAATCTAACACCTGACAATTTTTGGCATTGGCCGGGAGTTGATTTGATTTGGGCATCGCCCCCATGCACTGAGTTTTCAAATGGTTTCAATTCTCCAAGAGCTAACGCATCAAGAGCGGGCATTGAATATGCCCCGGACTTGAGCCTTCTTGAAACGACCATTGAATTCATCACTAAAATGCGACCGACATTCTGGTGTATTGAGAACGTCGCGGGAGCAATCAAATATTTTGAGCCTTATCTTGGTTCCCCGACTCAAAAAATAGGCTCATTTTTCCTTTGGCATAACATGCCTGAAATTATCGTACCCAGGAGTTTCAAACATAGCAAGGTTGAGGGTGATTTGTGGTCGGACGATCCGATGAGAAAAAACAAGAAGGGAAAGGTTCCCTATACGTTAAGCAATGCCGTTAGGATAGCTTGTGAGAGTCCGACTTTGGATAGGTGGCAATAATGGCCAAGGTCAAGTTTGAATGTAGGTTTTGCAAGCTCCGCTTTGAGGTCGAGTCGTGGGAAGAATGCAATAAGATTCAATCAACACAATGTTATGTTACCATCAAAGGAGTTAGTCATTCTTTAGTGGGGGTGACCAATTGACTAAGATTGTGAAATCTATTTCTCTCGACGAGGACACTATTCACCTCGCTAACGCCAAACCGAATTTCAGTCAATGGGTACGAGAGCAGTTGTACCATGAAATCATGAGGAACAAAGAATGTAGCTATGCAATCCGTCAGGAGTGGGATCACCTCGGCCAAGTCGTTAGGTATGATGAAGAAGTATGCAACGGGCTGAGAGTCGGGCCACGTTGCGTCAAGTGCTGGCCAAAGGGCAAACCATCTAAGGAGGATTGGCAACAATATTCAAAATTCGTTATTGACCTTCCAGAGTTACAGAGTCGGACTTCTGCGAGATGGCTAGAGATAGAAGACGCACAACCCCAGGACATCAAGAAGCCTGAAAGAAAATACCTCAGAAGGTTATTGGCCTTCCTCTGGAGTTGGGTTTGATATGGGCCGAAGAAGATACGCAGGGATTAGAGTCATCAAAGTGTACATCAGAGACACGACCGGAGTATGGCGGGCAATTCCCAACGTGCGAGCTACCGTTGTTCGTGGGAAAGTAGAGAATATCATTGCTAGCAGTTATGATAAAATTCAAGGTTCGCCCGCTAATCTTCTACAACGTCAGGAGATTGACCTGCGTTTGTTAGAAGATGGAACAAAATTAGACTAATTGTCTCTTACTCCCCTACTTGAAGGACATTTTCTCTGGTGAATTTGTGTACACTTTTACCACCCTCGAACGAATTGCCAGGAATAGGATCGCGCAAAAAAACGTTCGATATTAAAAAATGTATTCGTGACACTGCTAAGCTAGCACCTGCTGACGGATCTCGGAGAATTAAAGTCGGCCACCACTGGGTATTGATGGGAGACTCTCAGAGATGTTTGTCAAGAGCCTCGACAGAGTAGCTAATCCAGATGCCACACCTACGTTAGTCGTAGCGGCATCAATCTGTTCTTCTACAAGCTCGGCAGTGGCTTCCCCTAGCTCTACTGCGGCACTACCCGCTCCGGCCCCTACAAGAGCGCCTGTAACGCCCGCAACCAATCCAGCGGGCCCAAGTAGCACCGAACCAATCAAAGCCCCAAAACCGGCCCCTACTAGATTTTGAGTTTCTAGCCAATCTCTCAATTGTTCTGAATCCATGCCGTCGGTCAATTCTCGCCAACGTGGATCAATCCCCAAAGCCCCTAAGAGAACGTCAATTAGTGCTATTGATAATCCAGTAGCGACGATAACGAAAGAAGCGTCAGAGAGGCCCGCTACTATTGGCGTTGAAATTCTGTTGAATGTGTAAGCTCCGCTGACTTGACTCAATAGCTCCCGCTCTGCTCTCCCCAGGACTATCTCATGACGGACGACTTCATCCGGCTTTGGTTTAGGCATAGCAAAAACCCGTTGCTGAATTTCCAATAGTACCGTTCAGAGCCGTATCAAAGTAGCAAACTAGAATTCCCCCAGGAGGAACAATGACCTTACTGTATTGCCCTTTCGCGGGAATCCCTACGGCAACTGATGCTCTCGCGCTTGATGTCCCCATAGCAACGCTCAATGAGCCTAATGGGAAGAAATCAATTTGGTCAATTTGATAGTGCGGAGTACCTGCGATCCTTTCCGCTCCTACTGGTACTATTCCCCAATGCGGAGTTGCTACCGTAGTGTTAGTAATGCTATGACACTCAAGTTGAGTGATAAATATCGGTTTATCAGTCGCCGCGACAATGGGGACGCCTTGATCCGCGTCAATTGTCGAGGGCGTGTTATACCTGTAATAGTTGAATGTTACATTTCCGTACACAAAACACACCCGGACTTATCTCAATTGCTTCTCTCTCATTCTAATGATGCGCTCGATTGTGTCTAAATCCTTAGTCGAAATGTAACCGACGATAAAGAGCTTCTTGGCTTTGCTCATTATCTCGTTTAGTCTTCTTCTGCCAGCGGCTTTAGTCATCTTAGGCATACCAATCACCTCACGCATCAGTGCGGAAGGCGGCCCTTGTATTCAGCTGAACACCTGCTCGGCACATCTGGAACAGTCCCGAATCAACTGCGGGGTCGTTAGGTGTGACGCTTCCAATTGGCGTTCCCGATCCATTCAATATGTAGATTGGGCTTGAGAAGTTGGCGGCGTTGTTTCCTCCCATAGCAAAAGCGTGGGTAATGGTTCGACCTTGCAAAGTCTCGCCCAGAGATTGACCGGTTAAGACGCTAACCAGCTCATGCTCTCCCGCTCCGGCGGGTGTTACGCTAAAGCAATGGTACTCTCCGTTAGAACAAGCCACGGAGAGGCCAACTTCCCTATCTCCTACGGCGTTGGCCATAGCGATGACAGAGTCGCCGCTTACGAGTGTCTTAGCATAGGGGAGAACCCCAGGAAGACCCATGCCTGACGAAAGTCCAGAGCAAGGCAGAGCGAGCTTGATTTTTCCGGCGGATCGAACATAAGCGTATGTCATGTCATTCTCTGCGGAGACTCCCGCCATAGTAACGACGGCAGAACCCAATGTCTGAGTCGCAAATGTTCCCGCGGGCTGGGCCGATCCTACGAAATTCGCATCAGTCTGTATCTCGTCTTCG